TTTACATCCTCAGGTCATGCCTCAAGTGTTCCCAAGCATAGCAGTACGTTTCTTTCTTTTCGACCATCTCTAGGAGTAAATTGTAGTCGTTCAGCACTGTTTCATAACTGACATCATGCCTTTTTGAAGAAGCCCTCATTGCGCAAGTTTGGTTGTACCAGTCTACTGGTTCAGGGCCGTCCAGGGTTTTTAGTAAGTTGGCAACTTTTTCGGTTTTCCCCAACATAAGAAGATAACTGATTGATCGAAGCCTAAAAGTCTCATCGGTAGATTTTGAGACACCATTGGTGACCTCAAACCTTTGTCTGAGCCTTCTCACATCGGCACCCAATTCACACTGGCCCTCGTTGTTTGCGTAAATGACCATTTGTAAGAAGCTGCAGTAGTCTTTGCTAGATACAGCCTTTGAGTCCATGTTATAGTAATCTTTGGAGGTTTTCTTGACATCATTTGGGTTGACAGCCGTCTTCAAGATAGCTGCAAAGTCGTCTCCCAAGATCATTATCAACTCCACATGGTTTAAAATGGGCTCTAGCCATCTACTATTGGTAACCCCATTGACTATGGAGTTCCCTAAAGAAGTGGTACATTGACCAGTCCATCTCATCCAGTTCAGTGTCCCTGTCGTTGTGTTTCCTCTAAATCTCCAGTTCCTGTGGGTCTGTTGCCAGAAGGAAAGTACTTCAGGAGCAACTCCCAGTTGTCTGTAAACAAACATTTCAAACGATATCAGGTCCTCATCTGTCTGTCTGTCTTGTTTCCTCAAGTCGGTTTCGAAAAAGACAACGTCCTCACTTGGCACGTTTCTGATCCTTGCTGACAGTTCGTCAGGGGTTAAACCGTCAGCATATAGGGTTTTTGGTCCTAATAATTGTTTGTACCTCTTCTTTGCCTCGATGAATATCGGGGCGAAAATTGCACATATACCTTTCATGTGCCACACGATGATTCTAACTTTCTGTATTGTCAAGGGGTCGGCCCAGTCATCATATTTCAGAAGCGACTCCATCTTTGCATGTACTTTAGCATAGTTTATGGGGTGTTGGGCAAAACCTTCTGCCAATACGGCGTCCAATTCTGATAACCTCTTGCCAGTGTCCTTCTTTCCCACCAACCATTTGCGAATCTCATCCGCATTGTAGGTTATTGGGCTCTCCTTAAATTTGCGCAACATGTCGTCACACTCTTTGTTAAAGTAAACTTTCTTGAACCTGGCAAACTCTGTCTCATTGTCTAGGGTGTGTTTCCTGAAGATTATGACGTTGGATAGCCTCTGGGTTATAGCGTTAAAGGTTTGGTTGGGCCCTTTGGTCAGTACGGGCCTTGAAACCTCTGGGTACCTTACGAGCGTAGTCTTTTCTGATTTGTAAAACCGGCCACCAATCTCAGTGTCTTTGAGAGGAATGTCCGGTGGCAACCTTCCGCCTTTTGCCCATTCTTGAAGCTCTGCTCTTGACACGTCTTTATAAGGGGCTAATTTTGTGTTCCATTCAGTAAAGTCTCTGTCCTCCCAGAGGATCATCACTTCCGGCATTACGTCAACACCTACCCCTTTGTCTGCGGTCACACCGGAGGGGGCAGCATACACATAGGGCATAAAGTCTTTCAAGAAGATCTCGGAGGGGCTCCCCAGGTGGGCAAAGGCAGGACATTCAGATATTCTTATATCACTAAGGCCTTCTGAGTGTCTCCTTGGCAGAGTTAAGGGGTCGGTCTCTGAGGCTTTATGGATATAATTGTACCACCATCCCTCTGGACCAGAGCCTCGGTG